CTAACTCGCATAGGATGGATAAAGTGAAGTAGTTAAAGTGTATTCTTATAGTTCCTAGAAACCATAATGTGAATAACGGTTTTCAACTGAGTTGAGATATTCGTTTTCATAGTAGTTGTCTTCTTCTATTTCCAGTTGTAGGGATGCAATAACATCAGCAAATAGATTGAGAGTTTTGTCAAGAAGGAGCGTAGTCATAAGTCACAAATTACAAACATCACCATTTTTAAGGCGTTAGCCTTTGTAATAGGAAAACTACTGCAAGCAAAACAAATACAGGATTTAAAATGGAATCAATAATCGAAAAACAAGAAGAGATAATTACTCAATTGCAATTAGCAATAGAGCATTATTTAGAAAAAGGTGACTTAGAGACAGCACTTGTTTATTCTGAGTTATTTAAACTTAATTGCGAAGCTTATAAGTCTTTAGTTTGTAATAAAGAGGCTAAAGAAGAAAAGCCTGTATTTAGATTTGGGAAAGAAAATCCTCAAGCTATTTCTCAAAAACAGATACCAGTAACAACAGGTAAAAAAGCTAGACAGGATTATGAAGCTAGAATGCTCAACGAATATTTACAACAACTACCTCAAGGTGCTGTTGTAAACAAGGTTCAATCTTACCAAGAACCAAAGACTGTAGTTTCACAATACAGTTACGGTGATGGACAGGACAACCCCAAGATTAGAGCTAATGATGTTAATGGTAATTGGGGTAAAAATGGAGAACCTAATCAAATTATTACACCACCACAACAGTTGATTAACAACTCCAGGATTGCTAACACAGAAATGAGTGAGGAAGACAATTTATGGGGAGAAGACCCACGTAGAAGTTTAAATAAAAGATAAAGGAAGAAATGCAAATAAAAGATATTGAGCTAAATATGGAGACCATAGGCATTATTTGTTCAGTAATTGGTTTTATCTATCAGATTGCTAGAATGGAAGCAAAAATAGAAGATTCAATTGAGGCAGTAAATAAAAAGTTAGAACTTCACATTGAAGAGGTAGCCGGAGACAGAAAAATGATTGAATACAAAATGACTACAATCACAGAACAAGTAAAAGAAATTGTAAGTTGTCTTCACAATGGAGATAAATAAAACAAAAACCTATTACAATCTAAAGAAAACAAATGTATGGTTACGAGATTATGGCAACAATTAACCAAATATTAGAAGCTGTATATGCCAGAGAATACAAACAAAATGTAGGTGGCTCTACTCTTGTCATTCACAACCACCTAGCTCAAATGATAATGTTTGGGGTTAGACAAGGAATAGAAATATACCCAGACCAGGACGATGATTTTGATAGTAGAAAAAAGTTTTTAGATAACATCTGGAAGCAAAATAAGGTTGGCATTTACCTAGATGAAATTTGGAAAAGACATCTAGGTAAAGGTCAAGTTCTTTTCTATCTTAGACCAACCAAAGAAGGTAGTTATAAATTTTATTTCTTTGACAAAGATGAGTTTAGAGACTACTATAATCTTGATGGTGAATTGAATGAAGTTGTAATCCGTTATTCTTATAAAGAGCGTGGAAATTATCAGAATCAAACTAAGTGGATTAAGTTAACAATTAATTCTGAAACAATTACACAGACTTATTCTGAAGCTCCTCCTAACTTTGAACAAGACCAGCAGGCAATTTTTTCAACTAATGTTAAAACCACTAAGAATACTTTAGGTTTTATCCCTTGTGTTGTTGCTAAAAATAATCCGTCTAAACCAGGAGAACCCGGAGTAGGTGAGTTTGTTCAACTAGCATCTCAAATAGAAAAACATGACAGCCAACACCTAGCTATTGACGAAAACCTAGACTTTTTTGGTAATCCGAGTTTAGTTACTACACGGTCCATTAAAGAAGTTGTTACAGAGGCTTATGAAGACAGACGTAAATCCAGGACAATGTCTAGTGCCTCTGGTTTTTATGGCTCTACTCCTAGTACAGTAAATCAAGACCCCACAAACTATGGAAAGAGTGTAAACGGCAAAGTTAAAAAAGTAATTGGTAATGTTCAGGGAGATGAAAGATTTGGATATATAGCACCTGACCCTATATCTCCTGACCATGTGCGCCATGTACAAGATAATAGAGAAGCAATCCATTACGCTCTAGGAGGAATAGATGAAAGAGGAATTAGTTCTAACGCCACAGCTTACGCGAATAAATCGGTTTACGGTAGAGTTAATGCAACAGCATCCAAAAAATGCGAAGCTATATACACCTACGGCATCTGCAAACTGTTCGAGATGGCAATTGCAGCAGAAGAGGACTTATTTAGACTCTCACTTGCAGCAGCTTTAAATAAGTTTGATAAAGAAACTGGACAACCAGATATTTCGCAAATAACTAATGAATTTATTGCAGGATTACTTGATAAGAATAAAATCCCACCCAATGTATTTGGCTTATCTCCAGTAGGAAGAGTAAAAGGACAGTTACAACCTATCGGGAGTAGAGAAGTTAAATGGCGACATAAAGGGGAAGTATTTGAGCCTGACGCAAATGATATCCAACGAGCTACTATTGCAGCTAGAAACTATCAGGAATTAGGAGTAAGAAGTCTTGAGGCTTTAAGAACTGTATTTCCTAATAAAACTGAAAAGGAATTAGAAGCAATGTTGCAAGGTGGATACCCATTTAGATATATGAGTGCAGTTGCATCTTCTACAGGGCAAATGCTTCAGCTTTACGGACAAATGGGACAACTGCCTAACAGTCAAAATAATGCTCCTTTAGCATCTGAAATACCTCTCATCCCATTGATAAATAGGTCAATTCAAACCCTTTACCAGGAATTAGATTACAACCCTGAATTAACTCCAGTACAACCTGGAGACATCCCTAACTATTCAACAGGATATTCAAATTATGACCAATACAGCAATCAACTTCCCATCTCAGGGGTCAGCGGCAATGCAACCGGAGTATCAACCTCAACAAAGTCCAGGTCAAGTAGTTCAATTTCCCCAGCAGTCCCAACCTACCCAACCCCCTTACAGTCATCAGGAGTCCTACCCCTCAACGGAATCAATCAACAGAGCGAACAACCCGGACTCATGGAAGGACAACTTAATCAACAACTTGCTATCCCGCCTGAGTACACCGTTGGGATTCCCTCAGCAGGGGCAACAGTCACGGACGTTACCAGGAACTCACAACCCCAACAACCCTTACTCGGTAGTCAACCAGGTTACGGAAGCACGCCAGCAGGCATACCCCCAGACCTCGCAGTATCAGCAAGAGAACCCGGTAGTATCTGGCAGCAGCTATTCCCAACATTCTCAAAAGCTTTTACCAAACGTAAACCCAAGCCAAAAAACTGATAACTTCCCCGGTAGAAGAAATTACTCTAACAGTTCAACTGAAGAACTGATTCAGCAATTCGGACCACGTGCTGCGGAAATTCTAAACGAGTACGCTTGTCAGCTTGAAGATAAAATGGAAGCATTGACTCAAGCTTATCAAGAGTCAATGGCTTATAACGTCCGCTCTTTCGAGACTATTCAGGCGTTAGCCCCACACATTCAACGTTATCAAGCAATGGAGAACTTGATGACCGACCCTGATAGTTTAGCTGCTTATACGGTAGATTTCTTTACTTACGTTCAACCATTACCAGAACGTCCTAACGCAGCACCACTAGTTAGACCTGACTTCCCAGCAGTTCTTAGCAATCCTCAACCTGGAGTTCCTGACTTATCTCAAATCCACCCTTCAGAGCGATGGAAAGTAGCTGATGCTATGGAACGTCAAGGTATGTGGGAAGGTAAGGTCTTGATTCAGGTATAGATTTTATGGGAGTTCAAATACTCCCTAATTAAATTATTCAGAGAGAAAAATTATGGCAACTGCAATAGAATTAGCCGCAATGGGCTTAATACCCGCAGGAGTTTATGGGGCTAACGCCTTAATTGGCGGTGAGGGAGATAGATTTGATGAGAAATGGGAAAGAACAGCAGCAAATACAGCAGGGAATCTAGCTGGCGGCTTGGCTGGATATAGAACTTTTGGAGGCGGTATTCCTGGAGTTCTTGCCGGAACTATTGGTGCATTGGGTGGTGGTTGGCTATCAGACAGAGTATCAAATGTTTTTGATGCAGATATGGGACTTACTCAAGAAGGATATCGGCAGCGAGTCCTGAATGGTGAAGTACCTATGGATAGAATTTCTCCCACAGAATTACTTAATGCACATCTTGAAAAAGACCCCATAGCTCAACAAGCTATGTACCAAGAAAAGATTCGCCAGATAAGGTTGATGCAACAAGAAGAACAACGTCAACAAAGGTTAATAGAGCAAGAGCAAGAACGTCAGAAGATTTTAAATTACAAAGCTCAAATGGCTCAAATGTCTCAAATGTCTCAACAACGAGGAGCGTAAGTAATGCAAGCTAATGATGCAATGAGAATACTTGGTAGTGCAGCCGCCATGGGACTACTTGGAAGTGGTGGTGCATTAGCCTATAATGCTATCTCTAAACCAACACTAGATGAATATGGTAATACAATTGAGTCTAATGATATCAACCCTTTTGTTGCTGCTTTGGGTGGTGCAGCAATAGGGGCGGCAAGTAATTATGGGTTTAACAAATGGGTAAAAAATAGAGTTCACAATAATTTAGATGCTCGCGCTCGTGGAATGAATGCAGGTGTATCATCACAACCCCAACAGTCGCCGGATATTGATATTGATATTGATGTTGCTGAAACCGTAAAACCTCCGTACCCTGATTTTCGCAATATGAGCGATGACCAGTTTAAAGAGTTTTATACCACCAGGCATGATTACAGCGGGTCAACAAACGACAGAAAAGCAATTCATAATAGAATGTCAGACATTGTAGGCAAGGAAGTAGAGAAATATGAACAAACAGCACAAGTGGCGCAAGTGTCACAACAACCTCAATCAGTTAAACCTGCTTCTAATTGGCGTGATTTAGACGACCGTGCTTTTATTCAAGCCATTAAAGATATATCAGACCCTGAAGGTGGGTTTTACACAACGCCTGAAGACAGTTATTATGTTAACCAAAGAATTTCTGAGATAAAAACTGCACATCCTGAATGGTGGAAACCAGTACCTTCTAATCCAGGTCTAGGTGGTATGACAATTGACGTTAATGCTGAACGTCCAGTTGTTCAAGTAATTCCACTTAACCCAATGGAGCTACAAAACCCAATGTCTCCACCTGGAATGAAAACTGTGGTAATAAAACAACCACCTAAAGAACCAGGACAGGAAATGATGGAAGAGGCTTTAAGGTTACGGGAGTTGGCTGCTAGGCAACAGCAGGAGTTGGCTGAACAGCAAAGACTTCAAAATCTCCAGCCAAAGTACCATCCACGTGATGTAGATGAGCTAACAGCATCTATACGATGGTTAGAAGATAATAGAGTTAATTACGAGGCTCGAAAGCAAGGTAATACGCATTCCAATTTTGATGTATTTGGTGAAGCTGATGGATATTGGGAGGCTCAAAAAAAAAGAGCGTAGTTGATACGCCAGAAAGAACTTTTGTTGGTGGGAATTACCGTAATAGAGAGAATTCAAACAAACTTCCTCAATGGGCTATTGATGCACAGAATAGACCCTATACCCCGCCAAGTGACCCACCGGGAAATAGATTAATTGGTGGAAACTTTGAAGGAAGAGGTAAATATAGCTTGCCAGCTTGGGCAAGCAATAATGCCAGAAAAGTAGAATCTCAAATAGCAGAAATGCAAGATGAGGTAAACCAACAAATTATCAACTCAAGGAATTACGATTCTCGATTTGGTGATGATGTCCAAGAATACCGCATTGCTCCTACTGTAGATTATGATAGTCTTTTACAAATCATAGAAGAAACAGGAGGATTGGGTAACTTAAGTCAAGCTAGGAGTGACGCTAGAGACAGAATGGATATTATTCACAATCGAGTCCACAGAAGATAAATAAACAAAAATAAATCCCTTAATCGCAAGGAACGATTAAGGGACTAAGCCTGTAAACAACTATATCTAAATCTTATATTTCCTATGAGGTTATTAAAAAATAAATGGCTTTTATTGATGCAGATTTTCCCATTCTTTTAGGACAAGAACTGTATCGCCCTGATGCTAAATACATTATGAAATACATTACTCGACCACGGGTAAAACATGATTTCATGAAGCAGCCGGGTGACAATATTCAGTTAGACAGATACGCATTCTGGCAAACCCCTGAAGCTGGCTTCAATAAAGCTGCACGTCAACGGGGTGCTACCCAGGTAATTGGTGTAAACAACTCTCGGAATATCACCAAAGATAAAGTGATATTAACTCTCGAAGAGTATACTGGACCAGCCGACCCAAACAATCCTGAAAGTCCATCTACTTTTCAGATTCCTATCAAAGACATCATGACTGCTCAACGCCAACTATGGCAATACGGGCAACGTGCGTTTCACGATAGTATTGGTAGTTCTAACCTTCTCCAGGACTTCCGTAAATGGGAAGACCGTCTATATACCAACGAGTTATTGAAGACAACTTTTATTTACAATCCACGGGGTATTGCCGATGGTGCAACGGTCAACCTAACTCAAGCTGACTTTGGATTTAACGGACAACCACCTCAATTTAATGTCAATGACTTAGAGACCGTAGTAGCAGATTTGTTTACCCGTAACTGCCCACAGTTTGAAGATGGTAACTATGTCTGCGCTTGTTCTGCTATCTTCATCAAACATTTGAGAAGTGATAGCAAGTTCCTAGAGATTACCCGATACTACGCTAGTAACCCCAGCTTAGTTCCGGCATCTGCCATGACTAACGGTGCTG